CCACAAGCAACACTCGGCGAAATGAATGTAGTTGAACCAATCGCACAACAGAAACGTGTAGACATAAATCAGGATAACAAAAAGAATGCTGAAAAAGTTTACAATGTGAAGCAAGCGAAGAAAACCAACTATAAGCCTAAGCAAGAAGAAGTACCTAAGAAACGGGTACAAGATGTACAAAATCAAATCGAGGAGGAAGAGTCAGTTATCAATTATGGGGATTATGATTATGAGTCAATCATTAACTATGAGCAAGGGGGGGAAAATTTCAGTGGATCTCACGACGCTGTATATATTGAGCAACTAAATGCTAACCATAGTGATCCAGGAGAGTCTGAGAGTGAGGGAGAAGTTTCGATTGTGCTAGGTAGATACCCTGAAATACACATAGCACCGCAACAAGAGGAGAATAACAATCAACCCGAGATTGTATTTGGGCCAAATCCGGACATACAGATCATAGATGAACCCAATGATAGTTCAGTTCCTGAAATCCGACTGAGACTCGAGCCTAGCTCGACGTTGCAGGATTTTCAGTAATGTCCCAACCAGCGTTGCATGTAAAACAAGATCAGATAATCGTAAAAGGATTGTGCTACTCTGATCTTATGCAGCGCGAATTAGATTTCCCCGTGGACCCTATCCACAAACATGAGGGAATATCATTAAGCACAAAGCTAGAGGCTATAGAATGTACATGTCGAGGTGAAGAAGAAAATGCTTGTCGTAGAATACTACCAGTGGGAATCAACACAACACCAGTTATTGTTTACAATAATTGTGCCCGCACACTATATGCAGCATATCGACGTCAACTCAAGTTAGTACCAAAAACCGATCCAATAGTAGGTGATAAACTCAGACAATTCATGGATAACTACTATAATAAATACTGCGATGAACACATCAAAAACTTTGATTACTCATATTCACAGTGGTATAACAGTATGGTCCGATCAAAACAAGACTCAATTGATCAAATAAATTTAGCAGATATATTAAAGGTTAAATACGGACTATTTTGCAAGCGTGAAAAGCAAGAAATGGGGGGTAAAAATCGAGCAATATCCAGTATATGTCAATGTACGAAGTATGTTATGGGACCAGTTGTATGGGCCCTCGAGGAAGTAGCAGATGTGCACTTCCCAGGATATTGTGGAAAAATGAGCTGGGAGCAATTAGAAACTTTTTATGAAGAAACATATGCTGCTGGTTTCACACACGTTGTGCAGGGGGATGGATCTGGGTTTGACTTGACTCAAAACAATTCAGTGAAATATATTGATAGAAAAATCTACAGTAAAATTGCTGATTATGGTAAAGTCCACCATGTTGAAGGTGATGTATTCAAGGATGTTTCCAATCGATTAAAACGCAAAATGGAGGCACAGTTATACACAAAAACAAGTGGAACACTCAAACAATCCACAGCAATGGTTGACGGCACAGTATTCAGTGGTTCATCTGACACAACAATGATGAACACACTAAGAATGTCTATCTATATAATGTTCACAATGGAACAAGCAGGATTGGAATATGGAAAAGACTATGTACATAAGTGTAAGGGAG